GCATGCTTGGTTTGGTTTAATTACCAACCATTTTATCCTTGGGACTGTCCCCATTATATGCTGGTTTAATTACCGCACGTCTTTGTATGTACGTGGTATTGTTTTTAAATATTGTTCTTTTTATATTTTAGTCTCGTTTTATGATTACTTTTGTATGAATATATGTATTTTACCTCTTTGTTTATTGTTTAGAATAAAGAGTACTCCACGATTACGGCTTCGCAAGAGTCTCGGTGGTTATAAAGGACATGTGTTGTTTGACTGTTAACACAGTATTGTCAACATGTGTCTTCTGCGGTGTCACCGCTCGGCTTCGGCCCTGCCGTGACTGCTTAGACGTATTGTTAAATTAAGGCTTGTAAACATGAACCTAACATGTAGATTCTTCGGGATCAATAGCTAACCACGCTATTTGCAACTGTCGTATTATTAAGGAATTCATTCCTTTCCAATGTGGCCCTAAACTTAATTTCACGGGTGCCGTAGGCACTTAAACATTATCGAAGCAACCAAAACACAATATAGAGATATACTCGATGGCTTGTCAAGCTAGCACATACGTGTGTGATGCGATTTCATTATCATTATCAATCATTGTCGCCTTAGGTCGTGTTCGAACCGACGGATCTGAATTGTAGAGTTTATACCATGAAGCAAAACATGGCAAATTATCTCAAAACCCCATATCAAAACGCAGGTCCCCTTATTAAAAAACATTGGATTGGAGATCCAACAAATAAACTCCAATACACACACACACACACATGACACACATACACCTATTCATAACGTATCTGCTATCGAGTTGGTGGATATTGAGGATTTGTGCCGACCGGGGGTCCCGGTTGATGATTTCTTATTAGACGATGATTTAGATTTATCTACTGTCACGTCTTGTGTGAGAGATAGTAATGTATGTCCAGTAAAGTATGTAGTATCCGACGTATCCCATGCAATTGATACGTTGTTTGGCGAACGTACACATGCAGCGATGGTTGCATGTGGCTGCCCTATTGTACCACAGCATTTTTGTTATTGTGGTAAATTAGGTGTGCAAGTATCCGTATTAGATGAGAGAATGATTTGTTCAACACCTTCCGTATCTTGTGCGTATTACAAGCAGTGGAATTTTGATGAGTTGATGCCTATGGATTTTGACCCAAAGGTGTTGGTTCATTATGTTGCACAGTTAACCGGGAATGATGTATTGTTACATGACCCGCAATTTTTGAATTTTGTCGGTTGCGCTGTTGGATATCCTAGGCTATGTCGATGTGGTAATCATGTTTTTGCAGGTGATGCTCCGAATTATTTGTGCGATTTTTGCACATCATCAGATGATGAGTATAAATTTGAGAGGCACGGTGTCAATTTGGATGCTTTAGGCGTTGCAAAAGCTTTAGGCGGTGGTGTTTGTACTGCTGTAGGTGCTACTGGTAAAGGCATTATGAGCTTTCTTGGCTTGTTGACCCAGTTTTTTGGGAAGTTGTATAAGGCAGGCATTGCAATTGTAGCTAGTGATTTTGTTGACTCTATGTTAGCCTCAATTAAGGCCAAGGCTCTTAAAATACGAAACAGTATAGGCACAGATGGTGTTTTGGTGTTGGTTGTCGCTGTGGTAATTGTCACCGTGACTTCCAGTGCTGTTCGGGCATTTGGCTCGGTATTATTGCCATATGCTATGAAATTACTTAATTATATGTCTGATGGTGCCAATGACTTGTTGTCAAGGTTTGTGTCTTTTTATAATAAGATTGCAGAGTTGCCTACAACTGAACCGGAGGTCGACGGTTTTGAGAGGCATTCTGACCCTGAGGGTGGTGCATTGTCTTTGTTGGCAACTTTTTTCTCTGTGTTTGCTACTAGTGCCGTTGGTTTCAGCACTAGTTCTTTTATGGCAGCTTTGAAGTGTTCTCGATCCATTCTTTCAGGACTTTCCGTTGCGAAGAATGGCTTGTTATGGCTTTTGGAGAAGTTGCCAGGTGATTTACGGAGTTATCTTTGGGATGTCACTGGTGTTGGAGATTTTTCGTCAGAGACAAATCCCCTTATAGCCGACGGCGTAGTGGCATTGCGCGAGTGTCTTATACGATTGCGTACTAAGCCTGAAAATTTTTATATGGATTTCGATTCTTGTCGTTTGTTTGTTACTGTTCACATTATGCTCACTAGAGCAGTAACTACAGGCATTAAGGAATGGAATTCAACTAAAGTTTCAATGCTCACGTCAGCATTAGCTGAGGGTAGGGCTTTTCTTCCTCGCGCAAGTGCTGTGGTGGATAAAGGCTTAACAAGGGTTGAGCCTGTAGGTTTGTTGTTACAAGGTTCACCAGGCATAGGGAAGTCAGCTGTGGTTGATGTGATAGCTGCGAGGTTGTTTACTGAAGTTCCATCATCGGCCCGTGTTTTTAATAAGAATCCTAGTGCCAAGTTTTGGGAGGGATATGGACATCAACCTGTCACGCTTATAGACGATTTTGGCGCCATTAAGTCATCTAATATTGAAGCAGAGTTGTGTGGTGACATTTTACGCATTGTTAGCCCTGCTCCTTTTTGTTTGGACATGGCTTTTGCTAATAAGGGTGCGGTCCATTTCACATCTGAATTGTTTGTCATGACAACTAATAAAAATATGAATGTTGACATAGCTGTTTTGACTGACACGAGGGCTTTTATGCGCCGGTTTCATTATTTTACTGTTCAATTGGCACCTGAGTATGCTTTACCCAATGGTTTATTAGATGTAGCTAAGCTCCACGCCATGCCACCAGCAGAAGCAGCGAAGTTCCCACAGTTGCAGTTTAGGCTCAACATTTTGAAACCTGCTGGTCCCTCTAAGAATGCACCATTACACGAGGTTTCTAATGAGGTTTTAACTTTAGACAACGTTGTCACATTGTTACAGGCTGGCATCTTGAAAAAGAGGTTGGCTTTAGAGATGTTGAAGAAGATAGGCACAGTGGATGATGTAGGTGCTCCCACAGTTTTTGATGAATTATGTCGTGATTTGCCTGCACTACCTGCGTTATATCAGGCATCCCTTGATGGGTCATTGGGTCATGGTTTGATACCACCTGTAGATACCGCGTGTACCCTACAATCTGGCAAAGGTAAAACTAAGTATGTGCCTCTTTTGCCTAAACCACAGCCTATAGCAGAGTCAAAAGGTGAGACTATCGTAGACAAACCTTTTGAAGATGACGGAATTGGCTTGGGGTTAGAGCCAGTTTCCAGTTCTATGGCTGACTTTGATTTGGAGAAAACAAAGGAGGATTTTGATGCACAGTTGGTGCTTTCCAAGAGGTATTTTTGTCCGACTATCCAAGGTCGTTTGATTTCTGCGGCGGAGGCATCCACTCAGAATTTGGCTTTTGATTCTAAGGTTGATTTGAAAACAATCGTACCCGAGTTACCTGAATTAAAGGATATTGCCTCCAGAGTGACAACCTCTTCAGGGCTCAGGTTAGGCCCTAAAGCTAGAGAGAGAGTCAGGTCTGAGGAGAAGGAGTTTAAGGCATTAGTTAATAAGTTTTCATCAGTAGAAGAGGCACAAGAATTTTTGGGTTCATGTACCATACCGACTTTTAAGAGGCATGAGACTTTGTTGGAGAGAACTCAAAGATTTCCTGCTGTGATGAAGGACATGTGGTCAGATATGTTAGACAGTGCAACTAGTGCCAATGCCTTTCGTTTATCTATGGCCGTTTCTGCCATGGCGGTCATTGCCGGCTTGATACGTGTCTTTTATACCATGACAGGGGTTTCAATGGACCCTCATAGTGGGACAAAGCAGATGGGTGTACTTAAAAGAAGACCACATGTCGTCAGTTTTCCAAGGAGTGTGCCAATGACCCTTCAGAGTGACACCGAGAATGATCAAGGTATTATGAATGCCATTAAAAAGAATGTTGGTTTTCTTACTCGTAGTGGTGGTCGTGTACATTGTGTCGCAGTTGGTGGAACTGTCATTAGGACAGTTGCACATTTTTTTAGGACTAATGAAACTAGTGATAAGTGGCTTCCAACGGGCACACCTATAACTTTACATTTACCTGACGATCGAGGCACATTCGTGGAGTACGTGTTTAGTTTCACGATGGATTTGGTAATGCCGTTGGAGGATAGGTATGGCATGCTGTATGATTGTATTTATTACAATGTAGGTTCTAGAATGCCTCCTCGCCGCAATTTGGGAGTTCATCATGTTGCAGAGGATAGTTTGTTGAAGGCCAAAATGTTGGAGGAAGTGCGCATTATAACGACGACGGGCGTTGTTCACGCCACTGCAAATGCTGATGTGAAGGTGGAGGTCGCCTCTAGTTGGGTTGGTGATTCTAAGATACCAATGCCGGCCATTCAGTATCCTTCAACTGATGATAGGCAAGTGGATAGTTACATACCTAGTGTATTGTATGCAAATTATGCCTGTGAGAAGGGTGATTGTGGTGCACCCATAATTGCTCGCGTTGGCGGTAGCTTGCGTATTGTTGGTATGCACGTTGGACAGATGGTTGCGCGTCTTAAACCTTCAAATGCTGTTGCAGCTTTGATGTCACTTGAGGAGTTAAATGCAACTTTGGCATTTTGCCAGAAAGTTCATCCAACTTTAGTCACTCAGATGGATAGGCGCCAGAAACCATTGGTTTTTCAGGATACTGAACCAAAGGTGGTTTTAAATAATGCTTATCAGCATATGGGCGTGGTTGATTGGATTCCTTCAGGTGTTTCAACAAACACGAAGTATAAAAAATCAATTCTTTACGATTATTTAGATCGCAAAATTGATTATCAACCATCGATAATGGGTGGTAGAGGTGACACACGCACCACACTGACGGGAGTTGAAGTGATGGCCGGTATAGCTAACAGGGCAGATGCAACCAAGCCACCATTACCTGTCGATTTGTTAAACATGGCAGGTGACGCATTGTTTGATCAGATTGTCGCCGGTTGCACTGTGCATGAACCTTTGCGCGTTTTGACAATTCATGAGGCTTTGAATGGTGATGGCAAGTTTGTTCATAGGTACCCTACTGCTGGTTCCCCGGGCTTACCCTCTACCATTAACAGAAAGCCGGGCGTTTCTGGGAAACATGGTTTAATGACTCAGGGTGTAGATGGTTGGTATATTAGTGATAAGGCTTGCAAGCAAAGGTATGATGATATATGGACGGATTTGACCAATGGGATTCCACCACTGGTCATTAACCAGTTTGTTATGAAGGATGAGACTTTAAAGGTTACAAATGGTCAAGTTAAGAAAACCAGAGGCGTTAAAGTTTCACCGTTTGAAACCAATTTGGTGTGTAAGCAATTGTTTGGCCATGCAGTTGGTATGTTTAAAGCCAATTTTTCTCGTATACCTTTCAAGTGTGGCATTAACGTTTTTTCGGCAGATTGGGATGAAATGATAAAGTGGCATCTTGAGGTATCAGACATTGGTTTTGATGGTGACATTGAGGGCCAAGAGAATATCATTAAAGGCGAGATTTATGATGAGCTATTGCGGTTTTTTGATCGCGTTTATGCTTTTTATGGAGATAAACCTACGGAACAGGAGAGAACCATGCGAGCTGCTTATGTCTCGAGCTTGTGTCATTATTACATGTCTGTTGGCAAGGATGTTTTTCAGGCGAAATTTGGTAATCCCAGTGGTAATTGGTTGACGTCTTTTATAGCTTCATTTACCACATTTATGTTGGTCGGCGTTTCTTATTTTGGGATGGCATTAATTCATGCACCAGTGTATGCAACTCCTTTTTGGTTTACAAGGCTGGTTCGTATTTCAACTAGTGGTGATGATAATTTGTTGACTGTTTCAAGATTGATACCTTGGTTCACCGGTAAGGGCGTGTGTACGTTTCTAAAGGAGAAGTACACATATGGATATACAGGTCCTAATAAGGAGCTTGTGTTTCCTCCCGATAGGCATGTTTCTGAATTACAGTTTTTGGCTTGTGGCACTAGGGTTACTGACGAATTTTCCGGGTTACGATATCTCGCCGTTATTGGTGATGGACCATTGGAGAAATGTGTTCAGTACGTGAGTTCAAAGGCCGCTGATGGTGATGCATTAGTGGCTGTTATTGATAATGCAAACACCGCACTTGACATGTGTTTTACTTCAGGCCAGGCTCGTTTTAATGAGTTGCGTGAAAGGTATATGCATGCTTTTTTGATTGCCAAAGTGAGGTGTCCTGTTTTACACGATTACGTTTATTGTTGTGCAAAGTTTTGGGAGAAGACGTTGTGTGATGACGATTTTGTTGCGTGCCCAGAGTTTTCGTTTTTGCCACAGTTTGAAAGGCATATGTTGAGCCTTGGAAGCGTTGCACCGGTTACTTTAGATCAGGCTCAAGTATCGAATGTTGTTTCGTCAACCAATGTGGTCGATAGTGTTAAGACTTATAAGTCTAGGATTAGCTCCGTTTTAGAACCTGCTAAGAGATTTAGTTTGATGGCTGTGGGGAAAGCACAACCTGCAGGTTCTGCTACGAGCCATGTTGAGAGTGTTTCATCATGTTTTGTTACGCGGAATTCTGTTGGCACATTTGATAGACCTATGGCTGGTTCGTTGGCATGGTTTGCTGGACCATTTGCGGCCTATTCGGGTGATATACGTTTTGCTGTCAGGTGTGCAAGCAATTGTAGAATATTTGCTGATGCCACTGGAAGATTGGGTAACACTGCCGCACAACCTCCTGCTTATAATGCGGGTATATCAGCTATGTGTCCGAGGGAAGAGACTTCTGCCACACAACCGTATGCCATGGTTCAATTTCCGCAGACAACTGCCTGGAAGTTTAACATATTGCCTAAGATTCAGGGCGAAGAGCAGTTGGAGCAAACAACTAGTGCTTCTTTTAGGGTGGATATGATAGAGCCATCTGAAGCAAAGTCTTCTTATGAAGCGTCTGCAGCTGCAGGCGACAATTTTGTCTTTTCATTCTTGTTTATGGTTCCCGCTGTCTCTATAGTGGGGAAGTATATACCACATACTAGGACGTCTGAGGCACCTTTGCCTTTGACTGTGAAATTTCAAACAGGATTGCCTGCCCCATTGCCATTCCCTTACACTCAAGGAGAGGTTTTGGGTTATACTGATTATATTGTGCCGCAGGGTAGTTATGGGGCCCCAAT